TAATAATTTAAAATTATTTTCTAATAAACACTCTAATGTATATTCAATATCATTACAGTCAGGTTCAAATTGATTTTTATCACTATTAAAGTCCATTTCACATTCATCACAGAGAGTAATTAATTCTAACTCACCTATTTCTTCTTTTAGATCCTTATAAGACATAATTTTATTATTATATATAATTTTAATATTGTTACCATCAGTTAATTTTATTTTGAACATTTTATCATTCCTCCTAATTATTTTTATTCAATTTAATAATATATATTTAAATAAAAAGATAAAAAGAAAAAATGAGGTAGAAATTAATCTACCTCATTTAATAATCATCTTCTAGCTATAATTACATCTAAAATATTCACATGGTATTTTTATTTCTACTTTATTACTTGATGATTTTAATGCCATTTTATTAGAAATTGGTTCTGATTCATTGTTTGAAAATAGATTTCTTAATTCATCATTTAATTTAAGTATTACATAACTATTATCTTTTTCTTCATCATTTTTTACATCTATAAATTTAAGAAATTTTGATTTTTTAGTTCTAATTCTTTCTTCTATAAATCCATTAAATTCTAAAGCTCCATAATCCCCTCCAAAGCATGTTCCTTTTAATAATTTATACTCTCCATTTTTAGATTTCAATAATTCGTCAATATTGATAATTAGATTTATACTTACACTATCTATATAGCGTTCAAAATCAATATCTCCATAGTCATGATTTTCTTCATAATTTCTTAAATCTAAATTAACATCTTTCATTCGATTATATGAATCTTCATAAATACCAATTTCTAACCAATCATAATCAATATTAAATAGAACTCCATCATAATCTGTCCAGCCAACAAGCCCTGGGGGTGCGTCAAAAAGCTCACAGTTTTCATTATTAATAATTTTCATTTTATCATTCCTCCTAATTATTTTTATTCAATTTAATAATATATATTTAAATAAAAAGATAAAAAATAAGGCAGAAATTAATCTACCTTATTAATAATAATTATTACATTATTTCACAATTAAATTCTGTTAAATAATGGAATAAACTATCAATAGATAATTTTTCATCTCTACTAATTCCATTATAATATGTTGTACATATAAATTCTCCCTCTTTTTTCATTATTATTGTTCCATCTATTTCTCCAGTATCTTGATCTGTAATTGTTAGCATTTTGTGATTTCTTAAAGCATCTAAATAATTTAATATTTCAATATTATTTTCTCTCTGTCTTTCTTGGTAAAATTCTTCTCTGTACATTATTTTTGTAAACTGTCTATATTCTACATTATCATTGATATCGAACCATATTAAATATGATTCATTTAAATGTTGCTTATATACATTATAATCATCCATAAATAAAGATTCCATTACAACAGGTCTGGGTAGTGTTATTTTTTCATCATCTTTTACTATTGTAATTAAATCATAATAAATATGAGAATCATAAGACTGAGACAATATTAACTCATCATACTCACAATTAATTAATAATTGAAAGAATTCAAAATTTTTTTCTTTATATTCATCCTTCCAATTTGTATAAATTACTGTACTTTTAATATCAATAAAACCATCTACTTCAATTTGTTCTTTAATTTCTTTATTTAATTTAGTCATATTTAACACCTCCATATGTGTAGCACCCATGACTGAGGTTCGCTCCGTAGTATTATCTCCTCTTTGGGAGAGCGTATTAGATAAGAAATATACTCTTTCTTTCTTATCGTTATAATAATATAGGTTTAAAATATATGTATTTACGGTTTAATATAAAAAGTAGAAAGCTTAATTAAAAGCTTTCTACCATTTAGTTATTCAGAATCAATCATATTTACTCTCTTTTCATTAACTGGATGATCCTTATATTTTTCTATGATCCTCTCTTCTAATCTCATTCTTTCTTTATTGTGCATTTCTAACTTAGAATAAAGTGGATCATCATTTTCTTTAGCTAAAATAATAGCTGACTTCTCTCTTAATCCCTCTTTATCTTCTACTTCTTTCATCTCTCTGAGAACTTCGTTACCTTTATAAGTTGTTTTGATTTCTTCCATAATTATCTACCTACCTCTCCTTTATATATTTGCAAATATACAATATTATTCTTTTGTTGGTTCAATTAAATTATTATTTTAGTTTTTAAATATATATTATTATAATGAGAAAATAAAAATAGGGAATTTTATTTTTTGATCGAATAAATTAGTTAAAGGAGGAGTTTATTAAATGGTAAGTTTACTTGAAATAGCTATATTAAATTTAGATAAAGATACTGGAATTTATAAAAATAAAAGAATTATTATGAGAAATGTAATTACAGAACTGAAAAAGTATGACCTCAAAAGATTGCTTTCATACGAAAATCGCTATATTGTTTATTATATATTTAATAAAGGTTCCTTTTATGATAAGTTTAACATGATTGATAATAAAATAAAAATTAGATTTACTCTTATTGACGATGAAGATGATGTAATGAAGGTTAGTTATTTTAAAAAATATAATTTAATAGTCTTATATAGACCAGAGAGGGCATTAATGCATGTGATTGAATTAAAATATTTCAATCAAGAATTTATTGATAAGTTAATTAAACTATCTAAGAAACATGATTTAGAAAGAAAGCTAAATAAAGGAGGTTAATAGATGAAAGAAATAGATATATTAATAAAGAAGAATAACTTACAAACACTTGATTCCCATAAAACAACTCAGTATTATTATCCTGTATTTATCAATACTAAAGAAGATTTTGAAAAAGAGTTAATAATAAATGATGATAAAATTTCAGTTGAAAGAGCTTATTCTATACAAACTAACTATACTGATCTTAATGTAGATATCATAGATGATAAAATAATGTTTTATAAAAAATTTTTTAAATTAGTTTACATTATTGATAAATATCAATCAATAACTGATTTTTATAACGAAATGTTATTATTTGCTAAAAAGAAAATTCTAGAAGAAAAATTAAAAGAAAAAAATTCTAATAATAATTAAATTAAGGGGGTAAGGGGGATGGAAGAATTAGATTTAAAAAATTTTGTTAAAAAATATAATATAAAAGAAAATGAGATTGAAAGATTCTTAAAAAATAAAGCATTTGTAATACCTTCTAATAATCAATTTTTATTTAAGATATTAGAAAATTATAATGAATTTAAAGAAAATATAAGCATTAAAAAGAATGAATTATTTTATGAACCCTATTATTTAAAATGCATTATCTATAATAATTTCTTGATCATGAGTAACCCTTTTAATAAAACGAGCTTTGTTATTGATAAAAATAATTTCAGTAAGAATGAGTTAAAGAAGTTGGAAATGGAAATAAAAATACAAGCAATAGAAAGCATCAAAGATGATAATGGTAGAGTTATGGAGCTATTTAATTTAGAGGGTGATGATAATGAATAGAGAAGAACTTAATATAGAAATAGTTGAAAATAATAAATATCTTAATAAACTTATTAAATATAAGTATATATTAGAATTAGGTAATAACAAGATGATCTACATTAAAGATTTAGAAACATTTAGAAAGATAATTAGAATTAAGAAAGATAACAGTTTATATATCAGTATATTTACAGATGAAATATTAGATGGAGAAGAGAAAGATCATAATAAAAATAATGATAGTTACCAGTTGATAAAACATCTCCTAATATTAACTCATAAAGATTACTTAATATTTTATAATATGTGGTACGATAAAGCATTTATCGTTAAGAAAGATGATTTCCCTAAATTGAAGTGGAAGAAGTTAAAGATGGAAATGGATGTTAAATTTAAACCTAGTAGAGTAGCTTGGGAGGATTAATATATGAAAAACCTAACAGATAAATCTAGAACTAAAAAGGATAATATATATCCTGATTACTTGTATGCTTTAGAAGATTATGATGAATTTAAAGAAAGAATCAATAATGAAGATGAAGGAGTTACATTTAATTTCAGAAGACCGATATTTAAGGTAGTTGGAAATATGAAGATTGAAATGGAAGTAGGAGAAAATTCTGGACCTTTTAATTTTGATGGCTTAAATGATGATTACTTTATATTTTCTCCCTTTCAACATACTAAAATATCGTTCTTGGTATCTAAAAAATTTATGTGTGAAAAAGATTTCAAAAAGACTATGATGGAGCTTAAGTTATATAAAGAAAGTGGTGAGTGATGTGCTTTCAGTTGATGAATTAGAAGAAAAGTTCAATATAGATAAAGAGAAACTTTATACTAAACTAGTACTAATTTCAAATGCATTCAAAGATTATAAGAAGATAGAATGTGAAGTAATTAAGACTAAAGAGCAGTTCAAAAAGTTCATGATGTTTAGGTTTGTAGAAGGAGAGCATTTTATTATAAATGATTACCATTTTATAGCTTTCTGGAATAGTTTTTATATAGGAATGATAGATATAGAAGAACCTATTGAATTTAAAAAAGTATTATTGGAATTCAAACTTGATAAAGATAAAGTGAGAATACAGAAAGGTGAGTGGTTTTAATTGGAAGATATTGGTAGTATAACTTTTAAATTCGAAGGTAACTATATTAATAAATATTTTTTCTCACTAAGAGTAGACGAGAAATATAAACTAGATAATAATCCATTTATTATTAAACTTGAAGAAGAACAAGAACAACCAACTATTGTTAATAATGATTTTAGCTTTCAGAGTAGATTTACAGAAAGTAGAATTGAATTGAGGTTATTAGAAAATTATGAAGATTTTAAGAAAATTAAAGATGGAAACCCAGTTAGAAGACGAACTAACTCTGATCCATATGATTTAGTAGAGGAATATAACAGTTATCTGTCAATGTATAATATTTATGAAGGAGAATTTAACATTCTTCTAATAAGTAACTATTATAAATCAAATACTATTGGTTTTGTTATAAATAAAGATAGAATTTCTAATATTATTTATGATAAAATTAAATTGGAAATAAAATTAACAGAGACTGATCATTTGATGGATGAAAGAATATGGAGAATAAGTAGTATTTAGAAAGGGGTTAATAAATGTTTAAGATGTCAGTAATTATATTTAGTCTAGCTATTTATGATCTAATACATGGAGTCAAAACTGTTGGACGGATAATCAATTACATGAAGGTCAAGAAACAAGATACTGGAAGTATCATGATTCCTTATGGATTTATGTCACAAATGTTAGGTAATATTCTTTTAATAGTATTCATAATAATGTACTGGAGGGGTAACTAATGATTGATATCACAGACCATAATAATTATATTTACTTAAGGAAACCCATAAAGAAGATTTTTAGAAAGAATTTAAACACGTTTGACAAGTACTATCTTTTGACTGATTTTGAATTGGTGGCTTTCAAAAGTGATGGGATTTATATTAATGATGAAGGAGTTTCATTCATGCCGTTCACTATAGATGATGTTACTATATTTGCTAACCCTGAGTGTAGTAATTTGTACTTATTTCACAGGAAAAGAACCGTCGATAAAAAATATTATAAATTACTGGACATATTAGAAGATAAATATGGGTACGAATAAATTAAAGTAAAAAATAGAAATGAACAACATATTAAACTTTAAGACAGGAGTGTGATGTTAAAGAATATGGCTAATAAATCTAAGATTTGGATACCGTATATTAAGCTTAAAAATATGATAGGTATATGGTCAGGAATGAAAAAGAAAGAATTCAGTATGGAGTTCCCTGACCCTGATACTCTAGACAGTCCAATTTACTTATTACAAGGGAATAATGGTTCTGGTAAGACTACTTTATTATCATTTTTAAATCCTTTTCTCGATACTCATGATAACAGAACTAATTTAGTTTTAGAAGGAGAAGAAGGATTTAAAGAAATACACATTATGAAAAATTCAGATAAATATGAAATTCAGCATTACTATAGAGATAGTGGAAATAAATCTTACATTCAAAAGAATGGAGAAGAATTAAATCCTAAAGGTTTGAGGGGAGAATTCAAAGATATAGTAAAGAAAGAATTGGGAGTGGACGAAGACTACTTTAAAATTGGTAGAATTGGAAATAATGTTACTAATTTTATAGATATGACCACTGCTAAAAGAAAAAGATACATTAATAAATTTATTCCTAATATCGATGATTATCTTGAAGCATTTAGAAATGCTAAAGAAAATTATGATAGTCTTAAGAATGAAATTAAATTCATTGCAGACCAAATTGATAAATTAGATGACGAAGAAAACTTGGAAGTTAGGAAAGAGTCTTTAGAGGGAAGAATAGAAGTCATTCAAGAATCTATAGATGATATCAATAGTGAAATCAATAAGAATAAGGGTAAAATTGAAGAGATAGATAGCTCTGAAGAGTTAATTAATAATGGAAATCCTTACAAAGATAAGTATGAGAATGCTAAGAAGAATTATAGAGAAGCGGATCAAGAATATAATAAATATGTAACAAAGTTTCCTTCTATAATGGATATGGATTTAGAAACCATTAATGATTCTATGAATTCCAGCAAAGAATCATTAGCTAGTATGAAAGAGAAGTTAGAGAGTAAGAGTAAAGAAGGAAAGAGACTCAAAGAGGAAGTTCAAGAACTTAAGAATGATATTAAAGAAAAGAATGACAGGATTGATAATTTAAAGTCTGATAATTCTTTAGATGAGCTAAAAGATATGAAAGAAAGTAAAGAAAAACAATTAGAGAAAAAGAAAGATAAGTTAGATAATTTCGATATTAAAGTACCTTCAGAGATTAAGAATCAAGAATTATTTGAAATAAAAAATGTTCTCGAAAATGCTGAAGAAGTCATCAGAAAAGTTAAAAGAGAGAAAGATGATGATTTCATTGATAAAGTATTTGAACTTTTAGATGATGGAAGCTTTGATGGAGAGGTATTACAAAGTAAGTTAACTGTAGCTAAGAGAACTACTAGTAGAATTGAAGATGACGTGGAAAGATTCAAGTCTGAGAGAGACATCTTAGAAGAACATTTAAAGCAGAAGAAGATATTGAACAAAAGACCTGAAAATTGTAATATAGATGGATGTCCTTTTATAAGAAATGCTCTGAGATACAAAGATGTAGATAAAAGACTTGCAGAAAAAGAAGATAGAATTGAAGAAGAAACAAATGCTAAGGAAGACTCTGTTAAAGAAGAAGAAAGATTTTCTGAGATCCTATCTATCTATGAAGCATTGGACAAGAATTATGACAAAATTAAAAATTATATGAGCACCTTCATGAAAGTGGGTTTGAATAATTTCCTAGATTCTTTTGATAAATTCGCCAGATTGATTAATGCTCCTAATAAGAAACTCAATACCATATTTAATATTGATGATATGGTAGAGTATGTCCAAGTTAAAAAGGATATTAATGACCTATCTAATAATATTGGAAATCTTGATGATAAGATTGAAATGATTGAAAAGCAAGATGAGATAATTGAAGGATTAGAAGAAGATTTGGATAAGATAAAAGACAATAAGGAAGAGAAGGAAGACTTGTATGATGATGTAAAAGAGAAGTTCTCTGAATATAAAAAAGCTGTTAAGAAACTTAAAGACAAAATACAGATATATGAGAATGTAAAAGATCTATTAGAAACTAAAAATGAAAATAAGAAGGTAATGTCTGATAATAAAGATCTTTATGAAGAATATGAAGAAAAGATTGAAAAGATCAATGAGATAGAAAAAGTAATTAAATCTAAAGAAGAATCATTAGAAGAAAAAGTTAATAAGATAAATCCATTAAAAGAAGAGTTAGATCAAGTAAATACAGATATAAATAAACTTGAAGACTTTAAAGAAAGAAAAGAAAGTGTTAAAGAAGACTATCATCATGCTGAAGTTGTTAAAACAGCATTAGATCCTATTAGAGGAATACCTCTATTCTTTATCGATGGGTATCTAAAAGAGACTGCTAAGATAGCTAATGATCTCTTAGATATTTCTCATAAGGGTAAATTTAGACTTAGTTTCGATATAGATGATAAGAACTTCTATATTAGAGTCCACAAAGATGATGGAACTATGGTGGATGACATATCTGAAACCAGTCAAGGTGAAGAAGCATTATCGTCTGTAAGTCTTTCATTCGCTCTAATCGAGCAGGGTATCGAAAATTATAACATCTTACAACTTGATGAGATAGATGGAACACTATCTGGTATTAATAGAAGAAGCTTTTTAACCATGATGGAAAAGCAAATTGAAAAGCTAAATGTGAATCAACTATTTATTATTTCTCATAATAAAGAGTTCGATGCTTATCCTATTAATTTAATATTATTAGAAGATCACGAAGTTGATACTGATGATGAATCTTATATTGAAAATAAAAATATAGTTTATAATATTTATGATGAAAAAGATAAAGAAAAAGCATCATAATAAACTAATAAAAATGGGATTATATAGCTAAAAAGCCATATAATCCCTTTATTTTTTATTTATAAAAATATGTAGGTAAAATAATTTTTTTCGAGAATAAATAAAATAAGAGCATAACCCGTCAAGGTTATACTCCTATTTATTTGATTCTAGCTTAATCACCCACAAGCTGACGCTTGGGTCTAAAATTTTATATATTTTAGTTAACAGCTTCTTTAAGTGCTTTACTAGCACGTAAATATACCTGTGTATTAGCTTCAATCATGATTGGTTCACCAGTCTGAGGATTACGTCCTTCACGAGCACCTACTTCTTTAGTGCGAAGTGTACCTAAGTTTTGAATGCGAATTTCACCATTCTCTACTAGAAGATCGGTAGTAGCACTAATCATTGCCTTTACCATCTCTCTAGCGTGCTTCTTTGTGCAGTCTTGCTCCTCAGCTACCTTGTCGATTAAATCTTTTGTTGAAATCATTTTTGTTTCCCCCTTATATGAGTTTGTAGTTTTGTGTTTATTATATTATTGTTAGTTATATCAAGCTTACTAAAAGAAATCTTAAAAATATATTATTAAATTGATAAAGAATCCATAGGAGGTTTATACTAAATGCGAAAATTTATTAAGAACTATAACAATCCAGAGAAGTTTAATGAAGACTTCATTTACATCAAACGAAATGACGACATTTTGGAGTATGTCACTCATATTTGTAAAGCTTTAGAAGTCTTAGATGGCATTAAATTTCTTGGAGCTACACTTGACACCGATGAATCTAAAATAAAACCAAGGGGAAGGAAAAATGAATACTGGGTAGATATCGATGAGAGTAGACTTGATGTTATTCATCTTAAATTTGAGGTGAGTAAAAAAGATCAGAAGGAAGTGATCGAAAAGAAGCTTCTATTCCCTAAGCTTATTAATGATTTCTATTTTATTATAGGAAACAATAGGTATTATCCTATCCACCAGATAATTGATGCGGCTACTTATGTAACTAAAGATGCTGTCAAGTTAAAGACGTTACTGATGCCCTCTTCAGTTAAAAAAGAAGAAATTGTTGTTAAAGATATGGATGAGGAAAAAGAATATAACGGATTTATATTTAAAATTAATGTCTTTAGTAAGAAGATTAATGCTTTCCAATATTTCTTTGCAAAGAAAGGTATTCAAGGCACCATTGATTATTTTGGTCTGTCAGAAAATGGTAGATTCAATATCATTGATGTGGATGATCCTCACAAAGATGATTATAAATACTTTAAGATTAATAATAAAATAAAGATTGAAATTCATGAAGATTTAATATGTAAGCTAACCATTAGTTACATTGCAATGATAATTGAATTAACTAATATTAGAACTGGAATGGATGACCTTCAAGATTTACCTTATTGGACTAAAAAACTTGGAGCGAGGTTCACTAAGAATAATACAGCTCAGGAAGAGAAAGGTGAAGGAATCATAGTATCGTTTGAAAGAGTGTTAGATGGCAATACTAAAAAATTATTAAGATTACCTGAGAAAGATAAAACTGATATGTATTCTATCATGAGATGGATAGTTAGAAATCATCATATTCTTGCAGAAAGAGATAATATGCACCTAGCCAATAAGAGACTTAGAGTATATGAATACTTATTCTATCCATTACTGAGATTCTTTAGTAACAAAACATACTGGATAATGAATAGAAAGATAGTTAAGTTTAAGAATCTTAAGTCAGTAGTCAATATCTCACCAGGATTCATATTGAGTAGCACTATTAATAATGAACTGCTAAGGTACTCCAATACAGTAAATGGCATCGATTTATTCAGTTCAGCTCTCAGATTTAGTAAGAGAGGTAAGCAGAGTTACGGTGAAGGTGGAAGAAACGTTGCGACTAAGTATCGTGGAATACATCCAACTTACATTGGTAAAATAGGGCTTAACGCTAGCTCTAACAGTGACCCTGGTATGTCTGGTACGTTCACTCCTTTCCTCGAAACTGAAGGGTTCTATTTCAATGCCAAAGCAGAAACTCCTACCTTTACTGATAATAAATTAAAGGAGGGAGTGCTTTCTGACGATGGGAAACCGATATACTAAGAATTTAAAGAAAACCATTTATAAGTTTGAAGTTTACAATAATAAAAGCATTTTTGGATTATTTGATATTAAAGTTGACAGACACGTGTTTGAATTATATTATAGGATAGATGAGGATCGTTATTGGTTTAAATCAGACGATAAAGAGCATATGACTAAGAATGGAAAAGAAAATTCCATTAAAATTCTCAGAGGTATCAAGAAAAGGTGCGAACACCACGGTTATAAGGTTAATATATTAGTAAAGAATATAAAGGATAAGAAGAAAAAGAAAGGAATATTTCTTTAGAAGGAGATGAATTAACTATGGTTTCAAAACAATGCCCAGAATGTAAACAAAATAGTTATTCAGCAAGTGAAAAAGGAGAATGGCTATGTCCTAATTGTGGTAAAGATCTTACTAATATAAAAACTAAAGAATCTATGAAAAAAGATAAATAAAAATATACCCATAATAGATAAAATTCTATTATGGGTTACTCTTTAATTGGATGTGAGATATATGACTAAAAATGAAAAGAAAACTTTATTAGAGTATAAACTAAAAGATGAAACTAATTATAAATATAACGTATATCCTTTATATAATGATACAAAAAATCATTCAAATGAATATTTATTGGAATTAATAAAAATAGAAAATAATCAGAAAACTATGTTTGATGCCACTCCATTAACTGATGATATATTAAGAAATCACCCTGTTACCAATGAAATACTTAACTATCTTAAAAGAAATTTATATCATACTTATGATGAAGGAGAAATATTACGTAGAATAATATTAAATAAAAGGAAGTATAAAAATGTTAATATGGATTTAGTTATTAAATATCAAGATTCAATATACTTTCCTTCAATTAGAAAAAGTTTTTTATTTAAATTATTATTAAATAATTATAAAGAATTAAATTTTAATAATATTAAAATTATAATAAAAGAAATATTGACTCTAGGATAATTTTAAATGGATGTGAGAGATATGACAAACGAAGAAAAGAAAACCTTATTGGAATATAAATTAAAAAATGGTAGAACTTACAATCAACTATATGATAGCATTGTTTTTCCAGTATATAAATTATATGACTATAGGAAAACGTACTCCCCAGATTACCTTTTGGAAGTTATAAAAATAGAGGAAGAAGCCAATGACTTATTTGACGCTTCAACTATAACTAACAGTATATTAAGAAATCAGAAAATAAATGGTAAGATACTTAATTACATCGATGAGAACGTTATCACAAGTGACTGCGGAGAAATTCTTGGAAGATACTGCCTTGATCAAACTAGATATGAGAATGTTAAAAATTTAGATTTAATCTTAGACTATCAAGATTCTGTACCTTTCTCATACGCTAAAAAATCCGTTTTATTGAAATTATTATTAAACAATTATAATGAATTAAAACTTAGTAATATTAAATTGATAATAAAAGAAATATTGAATTTAAGATGACTCTAATATATAATTTATATTAGAGTTATTTTTTTTTTAGAAATAAAAACCCACTACATCTTCGTCAATGTAGTGGGAAATTAATTAGGAGTGATTATGATTATGACATTAAATCTAAGGGGGAAATAATGTACACAATTATTTTATTGTTTTTTATTCTAACCACACTTTCTTTCTTCTAGAGTTCTTATTGTAGTTTTCTTCAAATTGCTGTATTAAATCTTCTCTTTCAGATTCCGCATTGGAATATTTATCTAAATCTAAATCTATTTCCCCGAATGAAGTATTTATTGATTGATATTGAGTACGCATTTGATAAATATCTATTTTCACGTCTAACTCTGCTAATTTTAAGAAATGGTCTCTCATACCAGGATGAATTGTCATTAAATGAATGGGGTGAACTGCTTTGATCTCTACCATCATCTCTGGAATGAAGACATTCTTTGGGAATATCTCTAACCTGTTCGGTGGAGTGAACCTGAAAGTATCTTTGTTTTCGTATGAAGAAAATAGATCATTTGCAGCAGCCTCAAGTGCTGGATTTAATGTATATCTCTGTGCTCTACTTCTTTCATATTGATGATTAAATACTTTTAATACACCTAATATTTCTAAGTCAGTGTCTATTTCATACACCCCGTTTAATTCAGGGTCATTCACTGTATCTTCTTCACCTAATTTAATTTGAGTTATATAAGGAAAATAAGTAGAATAAGTGTAAAGAGTTCTTTCCCATACTATATCCATTATCTGATCGTCGTCTATCTCTAATTTATGGTAAGCAGTTCCTAGTTTTCTTTTTATATGTCTAAGAACCATGCTTGGATTAAGTTTCATATATTGATTGCACCTGCCTTTCAATTATAATATTGTTCTATTTAGTTAACAAATTAATATAGAATGTTATAAGGGCTGATTAAAATGAATAAAAAAGAAAAGAAAATTTTATTGAAACTAAAATTATCTAAAACTAATAATAACATTTTCTTATTAAATAAGATGAATAATAAATTATTCTATAATGATATTAGTGAAGATTTCTTGGATCGAATCGTTCCTTATTTCGAAGAATACCACTGGGCTTGCTTGATATTGAACTACATCCCTAGTAAGAGGTTCATAGAAAAATATCTAACTTTCGATAAGGGTAATAGGAAAACTTATGACTTTGGAACTCTATTCATCATACAAGACGTTCCTGATGACTATTACGTCTATTTTCAAGATGATGTTAATGATTATAAACTATGGAGTTTTGTGTCGTTCAATAGAAGGATATCTTTTCTAATTAAGTATTGGAGAGAGCTTACTATGGAATCCATTTTTAATATTTTACTGTCATTCTTGTATACAGACAATGATGAAGTTGAAACGAAAGTCAATAACGTTAAAGAAAATACCATTCTATATATAACTTCATTATTAGAATTATTGAATAATAAAAAATAACCTTAGTAGATAGTTAAATTACTAAGGTTATTTTTTTTTTTATCTTTATAAATTTAAGAGATAGTCATCTAATTCTTGGATGATGTACTCTTCTAAAGCGATATTGAATATTTGATTTTTATCTTTAACCCTAATAAATTGACCGTTAGGAGCAACTTGCAACTCGGCATCTTCGCTGATTCTCATCTGATTTTTCACTTTTTTAATTCTATTACTTTCTTCCTCCAAATAATCTTTAACTTCTGTTTTATTAAAAGGAATTAATAATCCTTCGTTCAGTTGCTTTTTATATTCTTCATTATTTATATAAGGATCTAATGCATGTTCTTGAATAACTTCTTCCATATAAGAATTCTTATGAGAAGGGTGTACACGTTTTTGTTATTATAAATCATTAATTTTATAATACTCTATATTACTATAGAGACCAGACTATATCTTTACATATAATTATATGAATTTCTTATTTCTATTGGATTTCCAATATACTAATAGTCGTTGAACGCTCTTATTATTGTAATATAATAAGAATCGCTGCTTATTGTCCATAATGGAGTTCTAAGCAATTAAAGAAATTTTAATTGAGCTATAAAGTAACCCAATCGTGACAAAATAGCTTGAGGGGACTTTTAACCTCTACGATTCCAGTGCTTGAGTCCTCTGAAATGTTCCCAGTTCCACGCATAGAGAAAGCTACTTTACTTCCCTGTCTAATTAAGCCAGCAAATGCTTCTCCTAAAGGAGTCCATGCTGCTTCTACGTAACCTTTTAAATGATTTCCCTCCCAAAAGTATTCGTTAATAATATGTGAAATTTTCTCATGGTCATAAGATAATTGTCTTCTGATATCTGGTTCACTTGGATGCGTTTTATTAATATAAATTCATTAAATTTATAATCTATGCATCTCTACATAGGCTAGACTATATCTTTATCCTAAAATTAGGACATTTTCCTTTTCTACTGAACTTTCAGTATACTATTAGTCGTTGAATGTTCTTATTATTAAAGGATTATATAATAAGATTCACTGCTAATCATCCTCATCTTAATATGTTAGGAACTTCTAGCAATTAGAAAAAATTCGATAAAGTATTTCTACTCTAAAGGGCGTATCCACCAGCTTCTCCATATAAAGTCTTACTCTTTAATCGTTCTTGAATGTAAGGTGTGTTAATTGCTTCTTGCAGTACATTTTTACTATATCTACGGTTATTTCTATTTACCTCGTTAGCTCCCTGAAGGTTAGCTTTGATGATCAAGGACTTATGATCCGAAGTCACTATCTCAGGCTTACTAGGTTCAGATTGAGCTTCAGAAATAACGTAACCTATTGTTGTTTCTGACATTTATATCATTCCTTTCTATTATAATCTTTTATTAAACAATTAAATAATTTATTAAATTGTTATACATAAAGGAGGGATTAGTGAATGTTTCTTAATGAAGATGAATATAAATTAAACGAAGCTCCAGAAGATGAAGAAACTGATGATGAAACAACTGACGAAGAGAATTCAGAAGAAGAAATAGATGATACTGAAGATACTATGGATGATGATACTGGAGACGAAGGAAGTATGGATGATGAAACAATGGATGGAGAAGAGGACACTGAAGATGATTCTATGACTGATAGCTCATTAAATAGTGCTGAGGAGCAAGGTGTTGAAGACCTAGACGACGAAGACTTAAAGAAATATAAACTATTCAAGCAGTTTTCTTCATTATTAACTAAAGCTGAAGATTTATATAAAATTATAAATAGCACTAAGATTTCAGACTTCCAAGATTCTGAAATTAACGTATATAAAGTTTTAAAGCGATCTTTGGATGATAATATTGAAAAAATAAATTTTGTGCTGAAAAACAACTTTCAGACTTTCGAATACAAAAGATTACTCACTATTTTTCTGTATGTTAAAGTCAGTATAATGAAAACGGCAGAAATGATCGATGAAATCGTGGAAGTCGAAGGCGAAGGGAAAGATAAGAAAAATAAAAAGAGTAAAGAAAAGTAATATAAATATTATTATTTTTCTATTTAATTTATTGCCAATATTAGTTTCTTTATTAATTAAATATAACCTTTATAGGTGGAGTAATGTAATAAGAATTGATATGATTTTAAATAACAAAAAAATAATAAATTAAATTACCTTACTATTATATTATATTAAATTAAACTAAATTTTTAAAAGAAAAGGAGAGTAAATAATGATAGAATACAGTGATGTTCAAAAAGATAACAATGTTAATGATGGTTTCACACAAATGCTACGTGAAGCTTCCGAATATTTCGCAAATAAAAGAATTCAGATGATGGGTGAAGGTTTTAAAGAAATTATTTCAGAACAGTCCTTATTTGATGAGTACGTAAATAAGCTTACAGAAGGTCTTAATTCTGATGAAGCAGTTCAAACTGCTCAAATTCTAGAAAACGCTAGAACTCAGATTCTTTCTGAAAGTACTGTAGGTGGAATTCAACCTGTAGCTTCTATTGCTATGCCTACTGTTAGAAAAATGTGGTCTAGAGTTGCTATGAAGCACGTTTATCCAACAGAAGCTGTTAAGAAGCCTAAGTTCACAATTCCATACATGGAACCTTATATTATTGATGAGAATGGTAACAAGAAAGAATTACCTAAATCATTGAGAGAAAATAATGATCTTGCTGAAAAAACAGCTCTTAACTTAGGTGCTTTATCTGTACCTGTTGAAGATTATGATATTTTAGCTCAAAGTTCTGCAAGTACACTTCTTGGTGACGGTGTAGATCCTGATTTTCAATTAGCTCAGGTAACTATGCAAGTTACTCTTGAAAGCGATGGAACAACTACTGAAGATATTGTTGCTGAATTAGATAGAGATCTTGATGCAGGTAGCACAAGTAACATGTTTGTACCTGTTGAGGTTGAAGATAGTGAAGGAACAGTTCATGAAGATAAATTATTCTTAAATATTGATCTTGCTTCTGGTATGTTAAATGCTAATAGTCTTAAAGGACTTATTACTACTATTGAAGTAGAAGGATATCTAGAAAGTACTAATAACTCTAAGCAAGAAAGTGTTAGTTTCGATATCAAGCGTAAGGATGTTACTATTGGAACAGGTGCTCACATTAACGCTCCGATTCCTGTAGAATTCTTACAAGATACTATGGCACTGTATAATATTGATGGTGCTTCTACAGTTATTGACTTAATGAGTAAAACTGTTGGTATGAAGCTTGAGCACGAATTAATTGACTTCTTTGATGAGTCATTCCAGAGAACTAAGAGTGCTGGTAATGCTTATGAAGCTGAATTTGATGTACTTCCTCCTTCTGGATACAGCCACGGACCAAAAGACTGGAGAGAAGAACTGAAGTTAGTTATTGATTATATGGCTAATAAAATGAAGAGAGATTGGAACTTCTATCAGGGAGAATTCGTTCTGTTTGGTAACCCAATCGATACAGCTCTTATTAATAACGTAAGCTGGACTTTCAGTAACCTTGAAGGTGAAAGAGGTGGAGTAGACGTAGATTTCAATCTGGGTGCTTATGCTGGTAGTAACAAATATCGCATTGTATCATCTAATGAAATTGAACAGGGTAAACTGAGAATGATGTTCATTCCTAAGACTCCTCAGCAAATGACTTATAAGTATTATCCATATACATTTACTGTTGAAAAGGGAACTTATAATAACCCTCAGCAAACTCTTGTACCTAACGTAATGATGACTAAGCGTCATACAGTTGAAGAATTGAAGCCTATTTGTGGTACAATTAATATTCTTAACCATGACGGAAGTACAAGATCTGCGTAACAACTAATGTTTATAATATAAATTAATATAAATAAAATTTCCCTTTCCGTTAATGCGGAAGGGGAAATTATTTTTTATAGCATAGAAGGGATGGATAATGAATGTTCGCAAATGAAATATTAAAAGAAGATCTAATCAAGTCTAAGAATATAGATGAAGTTAATGAAGTATTCAAGAATATTTTAGATGGAAAGAGCGTGGATAAGAATCTAAAGAAACTAGAAAAATTATTAAATAAAGAGTTTAATATAGAAACCCATATAGAAATGTCTCATCCAGATAAAGAGAGCCAGGGAGTATATGGCGCTAAAGTATTCCCTTCGAAAGAGGAATTACATGGAATAGCATACAAGATCGAACAGAAAGATGGAAAGTATAAGTTTAGTAGATTTAAAGATGTCATAATTATATTGGACAGAAAAATATTTGGTAATAGACAAGAAAGATTTATTGATACCACTCCTGAAGAGCTTACTGCCGTCCTGTTACATGAAATTGGACATAAAGTATTTCCGTTAGAATTTACTCCTCTCGTATTTATGAAGTGGTTCAGCTCACTTATTATCAATATTGTAGCTTTGACAGCTATGATAAGTGTGATTGGTATAGCGATTGCTATACTTTTATTCATGTTTAGTGCTAACCTTAATAATGATATCTATTTAGAAGGAGAATATAATGCAGATTCTTTATCCGTTAAATATGGTTATGGACCAGATTTATTAAGATTATTTGATAAATTTGGAGATTATTATGAAAAACATCCTAACGATAGAAAGCCTTTAGAATCTAAACTCACAAAGAATAAAATGGCTAATATGTTAGCATGGTTGAAAGATAATTTAGTTAGAAGGCAAGAAAGAATAGTTGAAGTATTAGAAGAAGAGAAGAAAAACGCAACTTCAGATGCTGAAATAGAACTGATTCAGTCTCAGATAGATGAAGTTAAGGAAAGGTTGGGTTAATATGTACGGAATTATATTTATTTTAGGTATGTGGATATTTTAATTATAATTTCCTTATATAGATAGAAAGGGGGAAATAATTTATATGGGAAAAGATTACGTAATACATCACAATACGAGCAACGTATCATTCGTGAAAATGTACAAAGAATTAAAAGAGTTAGGTATAGAAAATAATAAATTCTTTCTTAAACTTTATGATGAAGACCTTATGGATGTTGAAATATACGACCAAAAAACTTTTGAACCTAATGATCTTGATGAAGTTACCAGAGGAAAAGTTATTAATGAAATAACTAAGAATCCATGGTATTTCCTTAGAGAAGTGGCTAAAGTTCCTGTGCCTGGTGGAGAAGTTAAATATAGGTTACAACGTGGGAACTTAGCATTATCATGGGCGATGTTTATGAATCTTAATACATTTTTAGTACTTCCTCGTCAGAACTTTAAAACAATATCTACTATCGTTAATTATATATGGATATTTTATTATGGAACAGAGAACTCTGAAATATCATTTGGTAATAAAAAATTAGGAGATTCTAAGCTTAATATCAAGAGATTTGGAGATATAGTTGAGATCCTTCCAGATTGGATAATCCCTAATCACAATGATGATAAAGATAATGTTACAGAACTTTATTCAGCTAGTACTAAGAATAGGATAGAGGCTTTACCTTCTGCTAGAACGACTGAAGCCGCAGATAAACTCGGACGTGGTTTAACTAACCCATTATTATGGTTTGATGAGTTTGCTTTTCTTAATTATAATAAAATTATATATGACTCCGCTGCACCTAAATTAGTTGGGTGATACTTTATATTGATAAAGTATAAGAATTTCCTTAATTGCTTGAAAATCTTTAAAAGATAATAAGCAACGAATTCTATTATTAGATTAATAGAAACGTTCAACGACTATAAAGTACATTAGGAATCTAATGGAAAAAGGAAACAGATTTAATCTGAAGATATAGTCTTATCTATATAGAAATATATAGTATAATGAATTTAATGAATTCATATTATAAAAATAATGGCATGGAGTCAAGCTAGTGAGGAAGCAAAGAAAAATAATACACCATATTCAAAGTTAATTACAACAACTCCTTATATTAATAGGGCTATGTAATAGTAATATTATATAGAACTTTCTTTAATTGCTTGAAAGTCCTTTAACATGGATAATAAGCAGCAAATCTTATTGAAATTCAATAAGAATGTTCAACGACTATAAAGTACATTATGATTGTGTAATGGAAAAAAGAAATATCCATATGGATAGTGATATAGTCTCGTCTATATAGAAATATATAGTAATTATAGAATTAACGATTCTATATGAAGATAACGAACAATATAGATATCCCAGAGGGTAGATTCTGTAAGAAAATGATCAATATGTCTTGTGACTTTGAGGAAAAGTTCTATGATTGGAAGAAACCTAAGTTAAACAAGCATATTAAAAAGAACTCCGATAACGATTTCATTTTTATAGAGTTTTCTTATAAAGAACTAGGCAGAAGTGAAGAATGGTATGAGAAACAGTGTAGAAACCTTAACCACGATAGACTCAAAATCAAAAGAGAAATCTTATTGGAATGGACTCTTGCTAACAATACTAGTCCGTTTGACGAGACGCAATTAGAAGAAATAAGAAAACATGTAATAAAGCCAGTAGGTAGATTGCATGTGGACTACTATAATATAGATATATTAAAAGAATTTGATGAAGATAATATAGGAATTAGATGGTTAATTGGAGTCGATGTATCTGCAGGATTAGATCGTGATAATACTGCTATTTCTATAGTTCATCCTGATACTATGGAAGTTTGGGCTGAATTTAGGAACAATTCTATTGATACTGCAGAGCTAACCAATTTACTGTATGACCTAGTTACTAAGTATTTCAAGAATGCTGTCCTCTTTATTGAAAGAAATTCAATGGGAATTTCTGTTATTGATAACTTATTAAAAACTGATATTGCAGACCAAATATATTGGGAATATAAGAGAAGAAAAGCTGAAAAGAAAACTAAGGATGGTTTCATTAAGAAAAAGAAAACTAAGAAGATGGTCTATGGAATCAATACAGATAGGAAAACTAGACCTAAAATGATAAACGAAGTCCTTAGAAATATAGTGTTAGAAGAACCAGAATCTATCACTAGTACAAAAGTGTTTGAAAATATTAAAGGATTGAAGAGAAATAAAAAAGGTAAGATAGAACACGCTTCTGACGGACATGATGACAACTTATTCTCCTATCTAATGGTTAGATACGCTCTCGCTTTTGGTGAGAACCTCAATCACTTCCAGATATTCACAGGTAGTAGAGGAAATAATAAGCAAGATATGGAAGAATACAAAAAGAATAGAAAAAATAATCTGAACCAATTGATGAACGTGAGTAGAAAAGATAAAGTTGAATATGATAATAAATTTAAACAGTCAGAAGAGATGATAGATAAGGAGCTAAAGAAGAGAGCTAGTAGTAAGAATAGGAAATTAAATAAAATAATAGAACTCAATAAAATAAATTAATCACATCATATTTGGGATAAGTCTTAGATGACTTATCCTATTTTTATTGATTTAAAATTTTTGTAACAAATAATTAAAATACTTATATAGGGAGGTTATAACTTTGGAATTTAACAAGAATGATAGTTTTTTACAGGATTATGAGGTAATCAATCTTTTATCTACAGATATATTAAAAGATAATATAAGAGAGCAAATCCAAGAGTTGAACGTTAATATAGGAAAACCTATAAATTACTTAAAGATGTTTAATGAGAAGTACAATATGCTCAAGAATCAATACATCGAGAATGGGGGTATGCTCCAAAAGTTAGAGGAAAATAAGATAGAAATCTACCAAGAAGTAGTTATCAGCTTGGAGGAGAAGTTCGATTTCTATCTAGACCTTCAAGTAGGGGAAATGATAAACGAAAATTATTTTTCTATGGTTAATAATATGTATTCTTTTTTTATTATTAACTATAAAGAGAAGGTAATCGACTTCTTTATTAATTACATCATCAATAACAAGAAAGAACTGACGGAGATGTTTAGGAAGAAAGTTAATAAAAAAGATCTAACTGTTTCTTCATTGAGGAAGATATTGGATGAGTATGATGATGTGATAATAGTTAGTAACATCGAAGAGATTGTTAACATTCTAATGGAACAGATGGATGATGGCAACTTTATATTGGAAACTATTATTAATGGGAAGAAATATGAATATTTAAATTATACAGTTAATAATTTATTCTTCGAAGGTGAGAGACCTATGACTACAGTTAATGCTAACTTCACTGAAAATTTCTTTGACCCCATTCAAGATGAAGATGTATTATTTAGTATTAATTCTATAGTCAGCAACAAACTTATCAATTATTTTAATAACAAAATAGATGAAGACGAATAATTTTCTAAGGGGGAAATTTAATGTCAGTTATGGAAGAGAACAATCCAGAAGTTGAGTTAGAGAAATTAGAGGAAGAGATAAAAGAGGAAAATGAGAATCTAAGGCAAGAATTGGAAGAAGCTAAGAAAGAGATGGACATCAGTGATATCAAGAACGAGTTTAGAAGAAAGTTAGAAGAGATGAAAGAGAATGGCAGTAACGAGGAGAAGGCTTACGCTAATAAAGTACTGGAAGAGATGAACGCCAAGAAGACTTTGAAGACACTCAAGGATAACATCATCAGATATACTAAACCCAAAAATAATCTATCCAAGGATATCAATAAAGAATATAAGATCGCAGAGGATAAGTTAAAGAATTCCACTGGTTTCATATTTAGGCACATCGGAAAAGTTAAGAGTAAATTGAAAGAGTCGAATGATGATAGATTGACTAATACTGAGATAAAATATTTCTTGTGGGAATTCTACAAGTTCATTAATAGAAATTCTTTAGATGAGTATGGAGTATTCATCACAGAAGCTATTAATTACATTTATAAATTGAAAGATTTAAATGAAGACGAACTTGATAGTTATTACAATAATGTTAAAGAAGTAGTAGAACTTATGAATTAATAACTGATGGGAAGAAAGCTTAATTGCTTTCTTTCCGTTTTTTATTTGTTTTATAATAACAAATTAAATAAGGTAGGTGATCTTATGGCAAAATACCCATTTCTAAGGAAAAAAGAAAACCAATATATATTTGATGGATATAAGATAAGAATTTTTATACCCAAAGAGTATTTTGAGAAAGAAGTAGCAGTAGAAAAGGGTAAATTTATTGAAACAACTGGGATCTTCGTTTTTAGGGAATATAAGAACGAGAAGGATAAGAGAGGTAATAAGCATACCATGAAATTACCTTATAAGATGCAGTTCAACTTTAGCAACACTTACGATGCTGAATTATCTTTAGCTAGGAACAAGAGTCCAGAAAAATATAAAGTTTATGAATTAGAAAAAGGAGATTTGTTCATGAAGAACAACCAGTTGGCAGACTCCAGTATCAACGAGTTTGTTGACGTTCTTCACAAAGGGAGAATCCCTAACTCTACAGATTACAGTGAAATCATAAAAATATACTTAAAACTATTAGAGTTTTCTGGTACTAGTCTAGGAGTTCCTTCATTAGTATTAGAAACTATAGTATCTGTACTTGCTAGAAATAAGGAAGATTTAACTCAGCAATTCAGACAGGTTATTGGAAACGATGAAGCTGGAGAAAATGACTATGAACTGGTAAATATCAAACAAGTGCCTTCACTTGAATCTACTTTCAGTGATATCACATTTGAAGATATGAACCAATCGTTAATTAATTCTGTAAAAAGATCAAGGAATAATGAAGAAGAGAAGGAATCTTCTATAGAAAAAGTAATGAAATATTAATTAATATCAGATAATAATTAGTTATATTATTAGAATTAGTTTATAATTGATTATTATATAAAAAGTTATTACTTTTTGTTTTTTCTAAAAAAACATTTAATTAAATTATACTGATTATTAAATTAGACTAAATTAAATAAAAAGAATTGGAGGAAAATATAATGGCTGAATATTTACACCCGCACGTTTCAAGTAATATAATTGACAATTCGGCTACTTTTGTATCCAGTGAAGGAACAAATAAGCTGTTAGTTGCTTTTACATCCGATAAGGGTAGAGATAATAAGTTAGAATTAATTACCTCTCCTAGCGAGTTCATCTTTAACTATGGTGAACCTAATTGGACTAAGCACGGACAAGCTGCTTATAATGCTCTTGAATGGCTACAATCAGGTGGCGATATCTATGGTCTTAGAGTAATGCCAGAAAACTCTGGTTATTCTAATATTATTTTTAATGTACAAACTAAAGTAGAAAGTAAATCCGTTAAAGATAGCAATGGTGATTTAGTTACTGTTGACGATGTTAATGTACGTCCACTAGTTGGATATACTTCTGTTAATAACACATCCGAGGAAGCTCTGCAAAATGAGTTGACTAGAACACTACCTAACACTTTAGATGGATATACAAATAACCAATTATTTGCTATTTATCCTATAGGTAGAGGTGAATACTATAATGATATGGGAATCAGACTAAGTAGAAATGAGTCTTACGATTCCACATATGATTTTAAACTATATGACTTTGAAGTTATTCAAGAAACAGATAGTGGATCAGTACAAGTAGTAGAAGGTCCATTCGTAGTTTCATTCAGTCCAGACGCAGTAGATGTTTCTGGTCAGTCAATGTTCATTGAATCAGTAATTGCTAGAAATTCTGATTATTATAGAGTAATGTTTAACGAGGACAACTTTGATGGGGTAGGTGAAATTATTAACCCTGAAGTTCACCCTCAAAGATTGGATCTTTTAACTTTCCAAGAGAGTGATTCTGGAGATACATTTAATTCTAGTGAAACTGGTGCTACTGAATCTATCTATATGTACGTAACTCAATATGACGATGCAGGAGAACCAACTAGCAGATTGAATATCCCAGAGATGACCAATACAATTGAACAGGGTATTGTTGATATTGATAATACTATTCGTAAAGAGATTTATGAACAGACTAAAGATAAGATTGATTCTATGAAGTCTGCTTTATCTGATATCATTAATGACACTTATGACTTAACCACATATGAAACTGAGATTTCAACACTTCAAGATGATGCACTTACAGTTCTAGATGATATTCAAGCTAAGATTGAAGAATATGATCAATCTGTAGTAGATGGATCACCTATTGACTTAGTTCTTGAAGATGGAGACGGAGTTTCATTATTAGCTCTATTGAAGTCTGAAGTAAGTGAATTAACAGATAAAGTAAGAGAACTTGTTAACTACGCTCAAGCTGGAGTTGGAACTACTCCTGAATTGTTAGCACTTCAAGTTGCTCTTGAGAACGTAGTATATAAGTCAGAAGCACTAGACCTGGCTTCTATTAAAGAGCTTTACAATAATGATATCCTAGGAGATATTGATTTAAATTCTCTTCCTACTGATATTTCAATGATGGATGAATATCTATCAGAATTAGAAGATATTGCTCTTGACTTCTCTGACGTATTAGATTTTGTAAGGGAAGAAAATGAGGAAGTTACCAGTCACACTGCTCATGAAGTAGTATTTGATAGCGCTATGCCTATAGCTACAGTAGATACTGTTACTGTAACTTTACTTGCTGATAACGTTGGAAGTGAAGAAGTTTATACCGTTACTGGCGTATCTGACGTTTCTAACTTAGTAGATCAATTAGCTACTGAACTTAGAAATCCAACTGTAGGAACTACTGATTATTTAGTAGAAGTTAATGATGCTAATGATGGTTTTACAGTTGCAGAAGCTAGAGAGTTTGAAGTTGTTTCAGTAACTTCTGATAATGTAGACTTCACAGAAGCTGATGATGTAACTGTTACTAACAACGTAGATTGGGAAAGATCTGTAGAAATTCTCGATTTAACTGCATTAGAAAATAGATATAGTTCTTTCTTAAGTGCTCTTGATACTGCTAGTGATGAATTACTTCCTATGGATGGTGCTGGTGGAAGAAAAGAATCTTATGAAGAACTTAAAAATACATTAGTTTCAGAATTACTGTCCGACCTAGAAAGTGCTGTTGACAATGTGATGGTTGAACATGAAGTTGAAGGTTCATTAGACTTGATGGATCAGGTAGACACTGTTGTTTCTGAAGCTAACACTGTTATTGCAGTTGTAGACTCTGGTTCTGCTACAGTGGAGAATTCTAAGACCTACATCAGTGAAGCAGAGAACGATGTGACAAAGGCACGTCAGAACACTTACAGAATGAGATTGGATAGTTTCGACAACAGTCTGTTCTTAAACGGTGGTAAAGACGGAGACCTTTCCACAGAAGACTCAGCTCTTAAAACACAGACTACTAAAGATCTGTTGATCAAAGCTTACACAGGTATGATCGACCCAGATCTTACTAATGAAAAGTTATTCCCAATTGACCTTGTTATCGATGCTAACTACGATAAGAACGTTAAGGATGCTATCGTTGATTTAGTATCTCAAATTAGACGTGATTTCCCTGCTATCTTAGATACAGGATTCACTGCTAACGTTGAACAAGCAATTGATTATAGAGAAAATAAATTGATGACAGATACTTTCTTTGCGTCAATCTTTACTCAAGACGTTACTGTTTATGATGAGTATACAGGTAGAGATATTAGAGTAACTTCACCTTATTTCCTAGCTGGTAAGATCCCTACTCACGATGACTCTTTCGGAGTTCAGTATCCATTCGTTGGTCCAAAACGTGGTGGAATTAGTGGTTATGAGTCCATTAGTTGGATTCCAAACACTACTGAAAAAGAAAGACTTTATAAGCGTCAAGTTAACTATATTGAGAAAGATACAGTTCAGACTAGATTCAATTCTCAGTTGACTGCTCAGACATTTAATAGTGCTCTTTCCAATATCAACAACGTTAGAGTCCTATTGAAAATGCAGAGAACAGCTAAAGCTATTGCAGACAAGTATCAGTTTGAATTCTTTGAAGAATTGATTCCTGCACTGCAGAGTGAGTTGAACGATAACCTGAGTAAGTGGGTAGCAAACGGCGCTTGTCGCACAGTTACTCCTACAGTTTACGCTTCTGAGTATGATAGAAATCAGAAGAAAGCTAAAGTTAAGATTGAAGTTCAATTCAGTAGACTTGCTGAAAGATTTGTTATCAACTTCGTAGTAGATAAGTAAAATATGAATGAATAACAATAAATTAAATATATAAAGAAAAAGTGGGGAGAGATCCTCGCTTTTTCCCTAATTACAATAATAGAAAGGAATGAATAATTTATGGGTAGAGTAAAGAACCTAACGGTTCAGACTCCGTCTATTCTGTAAGAGAATAGAATGAATCCTGTGAACTGCTGGAAACTCCTAAAGCTCTAGAAGCTACAAAGTAATCTGTAAAGATAAACTTGAATGCTACGAAAGTAGAAAAAATTCTAGAGATGAGATATGGTTAAATCCTAAGTCTTTTATAATGGACAATCAGCATCTAAGGATCTTCAATATGAAGATCAAAGTTCAACGACTAATTAGTACATTGTATTATCTAGCAAATAATATTTTGGAAGTGCAGGAATGACCTTATTAGAGGGCATATGATATAGTCTAACTATTTTAATCAGACCGAAAGGAAACTGAGAATTTATGACTAAATAAGTTTTAATTATTTAATTTACCTTCAACATAATTATAATTTATTATGTGGGAGGTGAAGATATGATTAAGTCTCATAAGACAAGAATTTATCCAAATAAAAAACAAAAACAACTTTTAAATGAATTATTTGGTTATAGTCGATATTGCTATAACTTAGGTTTAGAAACTTGGAATGAAATGTATGATAATGGTGAAAAAACTTCACACTATAAAGTTAGAGATAAAACTAAAACTAAAAAAGATGAATGGTGTAATAAATATTCCTTAAATATATTTGAAACTGCTATTGAGGATTTAAATGATGCTTTCAAAATGTTTTTTAAAGGAATTAATAAATATCCTAAATTTAAATCTAAACGCAATTTTAAAAATTCTTTTAGAATTCATAAAAAAACTAAATATACTATTAAAATTAATAAAGAAAATAAATCTATTAGGGTACCAAAAACTGGTAGAAATAATTGGATTAAATTAGCAGAATTACCTAGATTTAACGGTAAAATTAAATCTTACACTATTTCTAAAAAATCTAATAAATATTTTATCTCATTTACAATTGAAGTTGAAAGTAATAAGAAACATAATAAAACCAACAAATCAGCAGGAGTAGATTTAGGTTTAAAAGACTTTGCTACTGTTGTTGGAAGAGATAATGATAATAAAAATAATTATACTTATAAAAAATATAATTATCCTAAAAAACTTATTACTATTAAATATCATATTAAAGAACTTCAAAAAATACTTTCTAGAAAAGTTAAAGGATCAAATAATTATAAAAGAGTGAGAACCAAACTCCAAAACCTATATTTAAAAGTTAAAAATATCAAAGATGATTTCTTGCATAAATTAACAAAAATGCTAGTGGATAACTATGATACTATCACAATAGAAGATTTAAATGTCAGTGGAATGATAAAGAATAAAAATCTTTCAAGTTCAATTCATGAAAGTCTCTTCTATAAATTTAAAAAATTCCTTCAATATAAATCAGAGTGGAATAAAAGAAATTTAATGATAGCAGATAGATGGTTTCCTAGTACTCAGACATGTCCTTCTTGTGGAAATGTTAAGAAAGGTAAAGATAAACTTAATCTTTCACAGAGAATTTATGAATGTGATTGTGGACATGTAGCTGATAGAGACATAAATGCAGGAATAAATCTTTTGGAATATGGATTAAATCATATTTAATTAAAACTTATTAGGCTTGGCTAGAGTCATATAAAAAGTTTTCAGAGATAGGATCCCTGATTAGTGCTTTTACAGACTTTTAAAAATCTTATTGTAGACGAAACTGAAAAATTTATATATTAAGAGTAATCTTAATTAGTCATAAATTTTTATAGCAGCAACTCCAAGTAACATTGCCAATCAAGCTGGTAATGGAAACTTTTTCACAGGACACTTTAACTACAACAATATGAACTACGATCCATATCTATCTGGATATGCTTTCATAATTTGGACAAAAGTACCTAATTGGTTGGGAGATGCTGAGAACGGCGGTATCTTTGAGAACGCTGGAACAGAGCACTTCAAAAACCTGACTCAGAAAAACTTCAAATCTTTAGGTGGTCTTTCTAGTATTACAATGGAAACTGGTACAACCACTCATGGTTTTGCTGGTAATGAAAAGTCACACGCTCAATCTATTTCAAAAGCTAACACAGAGTTCACACTATCTCACCAAGAGTTTAGTGGATCCCCAATCACAAGATATTATCAGAATTGGGTTGGAATGGTAAGAGATCCAGAAACTGGTATCGCAGTTTATCCTAAGAAGTATGGTTTAGATTACAATCAGAACAACCATACAGGAGAACTACTTTACGTAGTTACCAGACCAGATGCTAATAACTTTGAAAATGGACAAAACATTGAGTTTGCTTCTTATTGGACTCAAGTTATGCCAACTATTTATCCGTTGGATCACTATAATTTCGATGAGGGTACACACGACACAACCCAGATCGAGCAGACTTTTGCAGGAAACTTCCATACTTCTCCTAAGATTTATGAATTTGCTGCACAGCATATGGATAAAGTATATGATTTCCAAGGCATGGATAATTACGACCCTGAAGGTGGACCAGAAGCGCCTAATCCACACACAATTCAGGATGCTGAAGGAGATACTCTGTAATATTATAGATTTTAATAAAATAAACGCTATAGCTTTAATTAGCTATAGCGTCTTTATTATTTTATAGTATTATTTCGCTTCTGTTACATATATATTTAGTTTTGATAGTTTCTGCTAAATCTTCTGGTATGGTGTTTCCTTTCTTGACATGGACGTTGAGATCGATGTTGATATCGTAGTATAGTAGATCTATCAGTTCTGAGCAAAGGTACTTGTTTGGATTGTTGGTTATTGCTTCCAATCCAAATATAATATGGAAACCAGAAGAAAATAACTGAGTGTAGTCGTAACTTTTGTTGAGTCTTTTTACCATGCTAGCTTGTATATTAGCTTTTTGAGTTCTGTTTAGTTCATCTTTGTACCTATACACATCGAAATCTCTATCTACATTCTCGTAGAGGATGAATTTACTATCAGTCCAATCTATATCATAAAAAAGATGCTTACCATGAAGCTTTCCATAGTAAATTCCAGTATGGCTGTATTTAGAATCTGTTAATTCTGCAATAGTACTGGAGATGAATCCAGTTGGATAGAAAAGGATTATATCCCCAGTTTGCAATTGTTTTTCATTAGTATTTTCTCTCATAGTAATCACTTTTATTTAGATATTTTAATATACCTTCTGCTACACTTTCCATTAATAGAGTTAGATATAAATCATCATTTAATCTTTTTTCTTCTTCTATATTGGAAATGAAACCTAACTCAACTAATACAGCGGGCATAGCTGTGTACTTCAGCACGAATAGATCATCCCTAGGTTTTATCCCTCTGTCAACTACATCTTTCATGTTGGAAATCATACTATTCTGGATAACTCCTGCTAATTTCTTTCCTTCAGAGCTAGTCGGGTAATATAAAGTTTCTGTACCTTTTACTGAAGATTTATAGAAAGAGTTAGCATGTATGGATACGAATATGTCTGATTTGTTTTTATTTGCAACATAGCACCTAGTGGAAAGCTTTACGTAGTCATCAGTATTCCTAGTTTCTATTATTTTGTGATCTGATTTTAGTTTTATTATAGTTTTTAATAGTTTTCCAGCTTTCAACACCAAGTTACTTTCCTGAGTGTAGATGTGATCTTCGTATATTTCGTCATCCATGTCTTTTTCTTTATGATCTATAGCTCCTGGATCACTACCTCCATGTCCATAGTCTAATGTCATAATTGGCATTTATATCATTCCTTTCTTATTGTATAAAAATTAAAATGACAATAGAAAATGAATTCTATTATCATTTTGTTTATTATTAATAAGTTATTCCAGTTATTTCTTCAAACTCAGATTCAGTTATTTTATTTTTTGTAACTGCTACCCTTACCTGATCTTCAGTCCATAATCCTTTATTATAATATTTTTTAATTTTTCCATACCAATCAAACATACTATAACACTCCTTTATCTATAAGTTCAAATAATAAATCTGAAAAATCAGTGTCTTGACTATCTTGTTCTTCTTTTATTTTTAAATCTTTTAATATTCCTTCATATCCCTCTGGAAGAGTACTATTCTTTACATAATTACTATAAGTTGCTTGAAAATTAGGATCAGTTTGAATTAAATTTAAATTATTTAATCTTTTTTCTTGTTCAGTTGTTGGAATTAAATCTTCAGTAGATACTAGTAAAATATTTTGATTTCTTTCTACTAATATATTATAATAATTAATATCATCAGTATATTTTGTAATTTCAGTTCCATTATCATTAAGTATAACTTTTTTTGAAAGAAATTCCCATTTTTCATTTTCCTCATTATATTTAATCATGAATTAATCACCCTTTTATTAATTTTAAATTTATTTTTCCTTAAGTATAAATAATCAAATTTCTTTATTAGTTTAATATAAAAATTAAAAGAGGATACGTAATTAGCATGTCCCTTCCAACTATTTAATATTTGTTCTATCTTATATGATCTTATTTTATTGTTATTATAAAGATTTTTGAATTTACCTAATTTTCTTTTTATGTCTTTCTTAGATTTATTTCTTAGTAATTTATGAGTAGTATGTATTTTATAACCTACTATATTTATTCCTTGATCTATGGGAAATATTTTTGTTTTATTTTTGTTGAGTTTTAATTTTAATTTATTAAAAACAAATTCTTTTATTTTCTCTAAATAATTTTTTAATCTATATTTATCATCAACTGCTATGAAAAAATCATCCATATATCTTACGTAATATTTTAAAGATAACTTTCTCTTACAAAAAATATCTAATTGATTGAGGTAAATATTAGCAAATAATTAACTTGTTATATTTCCTAATGGTAATCCACTTTTATTCCACTTATCTATTATTTTGAATAATAATTTTAATGTTTTCTTACATTTTATTTCTTTACTTAATAATTCTTTCAATATATCATGGTTAATACTGTCAAAATAACTTTTTACATCGCCTTTCAATATCCATACTTTATTATTACTTTTCCATCTCGATTTTCTCATATAATGTTGAATTTTATTTGCACATTTATGAGTGCCTTTGTTATCTTGGCAAGCAAAAGAATCAATGATAAATTTATTTTCAAATTTATCATTGATTATATTATGTATTGAAAATTGTATTAGCTTGTCTATAAAGCTAGGTGCAGCTATTAATCTTTCTTTTGGTTCATACACTTTAAATTCAGTATATTTTCCAGGTACATATATTTCGTGCTTTAATCTTGTACTTAGAATTTCTATATTTTTATAAAGATCTAATTCAAAATTAACTAAATCTACATTATATTTTCCATTAGATTTATTTATTCTTTTAAACGCTCTATAAATATTCTCTTCTGAGATTATCTTATTATAAGTTCCTTTTGGAAATAAATTATGATTTTTCGACAAGATGGTTTTCCTCCCTTAAGAGTACTAAGCATCTTGCCATTATTTATGTGTTTATATCTATGTAAAATAATATAGATAAAAGAATTAAATTCTCTTGAATTTATCAAGTCTCGTTAGTGAAGTCGTAACCGCACTAATCGATAAAAATTATATTTAAATTCAGGACTGGCCTCCACCCATTATTCTCGTTCGTATTGTACGAGTTATTATGATTCAAGTTCGACGCTCCATTATTGCCACGATTCACTCTGACAGTAAGTAGTCGAGGGAAGAGTTATACAATTTAATCCTTAAAATTTATTAAGATTTTTTAATCCAACCAGAAAGTAAAAATCCAATTTCAGAAAGTTCTTTATGAATATCTTTTATAAAATTTTTACTTAAATATTCTTTAAAGTCAATTAAATCAAATAAAAATTTCAATATTTGAAGATATCCGTCTGCTTCTTCTTGATATTTCTTTCTCTTTGATTTAACTTTATCTGCAAGAAGTATATATTTCATTAATTGATTGTAATTAGTTTTTACATCTTTACAGAGAGCGTATTTTTCTGATTTAGGAAAATTTATTAATGCTGAATAAATTCTTTTATAAAGATGAAATGATTTTTTATAGACTTTAGAATCCCATCTATTGATATTATCACATCCTAACAAGATAAATAGTACTTTTATTTATTTTATTATTTTGTTAGTAAAAAATATTAAATAAATACTATTTTTTATTATTTTATATTGATATTTATTTAATATTAAAAATTAGATTCAGGTAGGGTTGTCAATATCAACCCTACCTGAATGAGTCTCCATCCTCGCCTTCGCTCGGACTTCCGACTCTGAGCTTACGCTCTCACCTTCGTTCGAGCCTCCAGCTCTAAGACCATACGAGCGAGGTAAGAGCCGATCGCCTAATCGGCGATCTCCAAGACTGGCCTCCACCCA